GGTTCCGAAGTGCGATTTTTCTGTACGAGTTTCCTCTAAAACCTTTATAGAAACCAACTTAAAACAAATCTTGCGTAACTTTTTAGACCAAATGAAATATCCATCTTTAGTAACAAAGAAAATCAGCGAGCTTTCGCCAGCAAAATACAATCCTAGAAAAATTACTTCCGAGGCTTTGGGTAGGCTCACAAAATCTTTGAGCGAACTTGGGAATCTTCAGCCGATAACTTGGAACGCCAAAACTGGAAACATCGTTGGAGGCCATCAAAGGCTAAAGTGCTATTCAGCACTTGGCAAAGATGAGATCGAGGTCTGGGCAGTTTGGTTGGATGAAACGCAAGAGAAGGCGGCCAACCTTGCCCTTAACAAATTGAGTGGTGAGTTCGATATGCCACAACTCAAAGACATCCTAGAGGAACTGGATGCAGGGGAGATCGATATAGACATAACCGGGTTCAGCTTGGATGAGATTGGAAAGATGATGGAGGCAACTAGCCCAGAGGATGAGAAGGGTGGAGATGGTGAGAAATGCTTGGCGTGTGGGAAGCCTCTGTGAGAAATGATACGACAAAAAGAGCTATGCGAGAAGTGGGGGCTAGTGAAGAGCGAAATCTCAAAGCTAGTAAAAAGAGGTATGCCCCTTACAAGCGTAGCCGATGCAGAGCGTTGGAAAATAGCCAATCAAAAGAAGCCAAGCAGGGCGAGGCCGATCTTGTCAGCATCAACGAGCTTATCAGAGACATCAGAAAACTCGGATGCAGAGTCGATCAAATTGGAAAATCCGCTTGGACGATTACATCGAGCGAGGAGAGCCGAGGTAGTTGCCTACTCATTAGTTCAGAGGGCAACCAACGAAAGAAACCCAGTCGCTATGAGGGCGGCGGTTCAAGGATGGGGCGAAGCAAAAAAGCGAGTGGCAGAAGCCGAAATGGAACACGCTCGATGGGAAGAGGTGAACAGAGTAACGATTCGAATGGACGAGGTTCGAGAAGTGTTCGGCAAATGGCTAGGAGCAATTAGAAACCTAATGGACGCTATGCCTTCGAGCTTGGCCGCCAGAGCAAACCCATCAGACCCAGAGTGTGCCAAAAGGGCTATTCAAGAAGGCATCGATCAAATCTTTGTGACTATTCAGAAAGCAGAAGGAGCGTTCAAATGAACGAGTGCTTCATTGTTTTGCTGGTAGCAATCGCAATCCTTGGCATAGTGCTTCCATTCTTTGACCAATGAAACGCACCCCACTTAAACGCAAAACCCCACTCAAGCGAGGCGGGAAACTACGCCGAGTATCTGCAAAGAGAAAAGGCCAGAACGAAGTCTATAAAGATGTTCGAGAGAAGTTTCTAACCAACAATCCAGTCTGCCAAGTGTGCCGTTGCAAGATGGCGAGCCAAGTTCACCATAGGCGAGGAAGGTTTGGGGATAGGCTCAACGAGGTAGAGTTCTTCTTGGCGGTGTGCTTTGAGTGCCATCATCAAATCCATATGAACCCAGCTTGGGCATACGCAAAAGATTATCTGGTTAAGAGATGAACCAGATTGATGAGGCCAAGAACTTTGCTCGCCTTTTGTTTGAGCCAAGGGAACAACTCTCAATCCCAGAATGGGCAGAGAAAAACCTCACCCTTTCAGCTAGGGTAACGAACATACCCGGAGCGTATTCGACAACGCTCACGCCCTATGTCCGTGAACCCCTAGAGGCTTTTGGCGATGATTCGATTCGTAGGGTGGTGTTGGTATGGGGGGCACAGACAAGTAAGACCACAACGATTCTAGCTGGCCTAGCGTACCGAATAGCAGAACGACCTTGTCCCGCTTTGTGGGTGATGCCTAGCGAGCATTTAGCTAGATCATTCACAGAAACTAGGTGGTTGCCAATGATTGATGATTGCCCAGCCCTTGCCAAAGAAAAGCCAGATAACACCGACAAAATCAAAATCCTAGAGCAACACTTTAAGCGATGCTCGGTCTGGTGGGCTGGCACTAGCCCCTCGGCTCTTTCCAGTCGCTCGATTGCGTTGCTCTGTATGGATGAGGTGGACAAGTTCCCAGAGCAAGCGGGATCGGGTCGAGAAGCCAACCCAGTTCAATTAGCAGAGGCACGAGTCAGCACCTACCCAAACCATCTCATCATAGCAACCAGCACCCCGACAACTGCCGACTCAATCATTTGGAGCGAGTGGCAAAAAGGGGATATGCGTTTCTACTTCGTCCCTTGTCCTCATTGTGGGCATAAGCAGAAGCTAGTTTGGGGACAAGTGAAGTGGGACGAGTCGGCCAAGATTGAGGATGGGGTTTATGATTTTAAGCTGGTTAAATCCTCGACTTACTACGAGTGCGAAGAGTGCAAGGGAAAGATTACGGACGGACAGAAAACCAAGATGCTTCGAGAGGGCGAATGGAAGGCAACCAATCTAAAGGGCGAGCCTAACCGTAGGAGCTATCACCTCAATGGCTTATATGCCCCTTGGGTGTCTTGGGGGTCGCTGACAGTCAAGTTCCTGCAAGACAAGCACAACGGAATCATAGGGCTACAAGACTTCGTGAACCGAGTTCTTGCCGAGCCTTGGATGGAACACGAAAGCGAGAAGATGGAGATTGTGGCTGGTGACTACAAGATGGGCGAGGTTCGGATGGGTGAGAAGCTGATTATGGCTTGCGACATTCAAGAGGCAGGGGGTTTCCACGCTTGGTGCGTTGTGAGGGCTTGGGATTTAGAAGGTAGGTCAAGGCTAGTGTGGGCGGGGCGGTTGGAAACTTGGGGAGACATCCAATCCAAGGCAGAGGAGTTTGGGGTAGAACATAAATGCGTATTCTGCGATTCGGGCGATCAAACCAGAGATGTTTATTTGAATTGTTGTAAGAACGGATGGATGGCCTTGGTTGGTTCAGACCGAGCCAGCTTCTCCGAAATTGTAGATGATCGAAAGCTCCAACGCCCATACGCTCGAATCGCAAACGGAGATCCCTTCAGCGGTAAGGCAGTTCAATCTAAGACTGGGTGGAAGTGGAAGTTCTGCCCAGTTTGGAGGTGGTCGAATCCATCTATCAAAGACATCCTCTCCAACCTATTAAAAGAACCCGGCTACATAGCTTTGGATACCCCAGATGTTTGGAGAGTCCATATCGAAGCAGAGGTGAAGGTGCGGGTGAAAAATCCTATGACTGGCAGGGAAAGACTTGTCTGGAAGCAGATAGGCAAAAATAATCATTTGCTGGATTGCGAGTGTATGGCCATCGTGGGTGCGGCTTTATATGGTCGATTAAAAGTCTCCCCCGCAAGTTTGACAGAAAGTGAGTTTGATAATGGCGAAGGGTGATTTCATCGGGCTACCCCTTGCCACCCTAACTTCTCTTCGTGATAAGTATGTTACTTGTTTGGAAGCGATAGCGGTGGCGGGTTCAAGCTATTCGATAGCTGGTCGTTCGTTTTCAAGAGCGAATCTCGGTGAGGTAAGAGATACGATTGCGGAATTGACCCTAGCCATTCAGTCTGTTAATGGTACTCGTATCCGCACAACTTACACAAAGTTCTCGTGAAAAAAGCCCAACTCAATTTAATCGATAAAGCCGTTGCTTTTCTGAACCCGCAAGGGGCAGTTAATCGGATGATTGCACGACAGAAGCTCGTCAATTTCTCTTACGATGCTGTTAAATATACAAGGGAAAGAAAAGGGCCGAGTGCCCTTTCTGGTGCGGAAGATTATCACTCTAACTATGACCGAGTAGAGTTAATGAAAAGGGCGAGGGACTTGGCCGAGAATGTCGGCCTTGTTCGCTCAATCCTAATGAAGTTCGCCAGCCACACCGCCGCAAATATCTCCTACCAAGCCCGAACCGAGAACCCGGAAGTTAATACAGAGGTTGAGGCGTATTGGGCAGAGTGGTGGGACAAGTGCGACCTAACCACAAGACATACTGGCTCAACCCTTATGCAGGTGGCGATGATGAGTATGTTGCGGGATGGTGACTTCCTTTTCGTTTTAGTCCGAGATAAGGATGGCAATCTAAAGATTCAAGGGATTGAGGCAGATAGATTGGGAGACCCATTCAAGGTTTATACAAGCCTAGATTTGATCGGTGGAATCCATATTGATCGAGATACTGGTGCCCCAAGTGCCTACGACATCTACAACCGAAGCATCGGGGATTTCTACACCTACCAGACAACCATCCCCTCAAGCCAAGCGTTCCACTTGTTCGACCCGCTCCGAATCGATCAGTACCGAGGAATCTCTGCTTTCCATACAGCAATCAATGATTGCACAGACATCTACGATATTATCAACTTCGAAAAGATGGCCGCAAAAAATGCAAGCTCCCAAGCTGGCATCGTGAAGAGGAATAACAACAACGCCTCCGATCTCTCAAGTCTCACAAACGATGAAGATTTGAATGGCAACACAATTAAGCTAGAGGCGATTGAGTCTGGCAAAATCTCCTACCTAGAACCGGGCGAGGACATTGTTTTCCCAGATGGGCCGAGCCGACCCTCTGGTGCTTTCGCCGAGTTTCACAAGATTCTTTTGAGGAACATTTGCCTTGGACTTGGCATCCCTTACAGCTTCGCCGTAGACCCTTCCGCTATGAGTGGCCCGACAGCCCGCCTTGAGATGCAACAAGCAGGGCGAACCTTCCGCAGATACCAGAAGCTCCTAGATGATAAAGTGCTTCGCCCCATTAAGAACATCGTTATTGCTGATGGGGTAGCAAGGGGATTGATTGAGAAGAATGTTGGGAGCAGAACAACTAGGGGCATCTTTAATTTCGGGGCTAATGTATCTATTGATTTGGGCAGAGAATCCGCTTCCGCAATCTCCGAGTTTAAGACTGGCCTCCGAACCGCCGCCGACATCTACGCCGAGCGAGGCCAAGACTTCGAGAGTGCTATGCGTCAAAGGGCGATTGAGGCCAAACTAATTAAGGATTTGTCCGAGAAGTACGGTGTAGACCCAGAGACAATTTCAGATATTGTTCCACCCAAGCCTACCCTTACCAAACCCGAAGCACCCTCGGTTAATCCAGTTATCCCAGCAAAGGATAGCCCAGAAAGTGACGAGGATATAGGTGGAGATCAAAAACCCATTCCAGAAGACCCGATTGAACCGTCCTCCGAGGAGTTAGAAGTTAAAAAAAAAGATACTGAAGAAGCACTTGCGAAGCTAGACCCAGCTTCTATTAAAATGCTCATCGCTGGTATGATGGGCGGGATTGAGTTGGCGAAGTATGACGGTATTGATTTTACCCCACCACAAGGAGCTAGGGATGCCGCAAAAAGAGCCTTGGATGTTAGGGAGACGAAACCATCAAGCCAACGAGGAATGACCCCAGTAGGCATCGCTAGGGCGAGGGACTTGCAAAATGGGGTGAAGCTATCGCCCGACACAGTAAGGCGAATGCTCAACTTCCTAACTCGCCACGAAGTCGATAAGAAGGGTGCAACTTGGGACGAGCAGGGCAAGGGCTGGCAAGCGTGGCACGGATGGGGTGGTGATGCTGGGTATGCTTGGGCAAGGAAGGTGGTTGGTCAGATGGAAGCAAGGGACAAGAAAGAACTAGCCCGCCCGGTGTCCCAAACCCCAGCCCCTCCTAAGGAACGAATCAAAGGCTCAAAGGAGAACCCAGAGGGCACGGCATCCACCCGAAGCAAAGCTGGTGACATTGAGATTTCAGCCGAGAATGAAGAGGCATTGAAGAACAAGATTGCCGAGTTCAAGGACACGCACCCCTCAAGGAAAGCCCCTACCCTTGGAGCATTGAAGAAAGTGTTTCGCAGGGGGGCGGGTGCGTTCTCGACTAGCTTTAGGCCAACGATTACCGGGGGAAAGCCTAACTCACGCAACGCTTGGGCGATGGCAAGGGTGAACAAGTTTCTCAAGATGGCTGGTGGGGGCGAGGTGAAGAAGTCATACCGAGCGGCAGACGGCGATCTTCTTTGACACTAGCTCGATGATTTATGCCCCTACCCATTCCTTCTGCTGACGAATCCGAGCAAGACTTTGTTTCTCGCTTTATGGGAGACGAGCAAGCCATCAGCGACTTTCCAGACGAACAACAAAGGGCGGCGGTTGCCTATTCAACCTATCGAGATGAGGAACTAGAGGAAACCGAGCTAGGTGGAGTTTCAATTTTGGAGGTGGGAGAGGCTAAAGGACACGACCTTTTCGTGGATAAAACAAGCCTAGAAACCGCCCTCAAGCTTATGCAGAGTGCCAAGAATGGAACTAAGGCAAAGATGAATCACGGCTCTGGATTGGAGGCGGTTGTCGGTTTTTTAAGGAATCCCCGCATCGATGGGGATAAGCTAGTGGCCGACCTCCGCTTGCTCCGCAACTCGCCCCACTACGGATTGATTAAAGAGATGGCCTCCGAAGCCCCTGACCAGTTTGGGGTTTCATTAGCTTTCGTGAACGAGTCCGAGACCATCAATGGAAAGGACTACATTCGCCCCCAGAGCATCGCCTCTGCTGATTTAGTTTCCAGCCCAGCCGCCACGAATGGATTATTCGAGGAGATGGTGAAGTTTATGGAAAAACTCGGTTATGTGCAGGGAGGCAAGACCATCCCAGCCGTAGCCAAAGAAGCCGTGGAGGAAGCTCCACTTGACAAAAAGGACAAATCAAATATGGAAAACACAGATTACAAAAAAGATATGGACGAAATTAAGGTTCGTCTCGCCGCATTGGAAGATGCGATGAAACCCAAAGAAGAAATGAAGAAAGAGGAGATGGCCGAGGAAGCTCCAAAGATCGTCATCGAAAAAGAAGACGAAGATGAAAAAGAGGAGACCAAGGAAGAGATGAGCGAAGTGGTGAAGAAAGTTCTGACCGAGTTCGGCATTAAGCCCATCCCCGCCTCCCCTTCAATCGAAGTTCCTTCCGAGAAAAAGGAAGAACCCAAAACTTTTGAAGCACTCGTGGCCGCCCATAGC